ATTCAGCGCCCTGTCGCCCCGGAGAATCCCGTACCGCAGGAGGTCGATGCGCTACAGGGGCTGAAAGCGATCGATGCCGCTGGACTCTCTGCCGCTTATGAGGCGTGGGCTAGCGATCCGAAGCGAAAATTCCTCGAAAAGGCCTTCATCAACCGAGCGCAGGTATGGCGGCGGGACGATCCCGTGCTGTCCGCCGGTGCTGCTGCGCTGGGGCTGACGGGTGAACAGTTGGATCAACTGTTCGTGCTGGCGGCTACGCTGTGACAGTGATTCAACCCGTTGATTTGGCGGAATTATGAGCGAATTTCCCCGCTATAAAGCAGCCGATCAAGCCGTTGAACAGTGGGCAATTGACCGGCTGATCCCATATGCCGGGAACCCTAGAAAGAACGACATGGCCGTTGATCGTCTCGCGGCGGCAATTAATGAGTTCGGATTCCGTGTGCCTATCCTGGCCAAGAGTGACGGCTCGATAATAGATGGGCACCTGAGGCTCAAGGCAGCGCAAAAGCTGGCAATGGAGACAGTCCCGGTTCTCTTGGCCGACGACATGACGGACGTTCAGATCAAGGCATTTCGTCTGAGCGTGAACAAAATGGCAGAGCTTGCGGGCTGGGACAATGACTTGCTGCGGGTGGAGTTGAGCGAGCTGGGCGAGCTGGGGTTCGATCTGGAGTTGACCGGGTTCAGCATGGATGAGATCGCGGCGCTTGAGTTTGACGAGGAAAATTACCCGGAGTCGAGCGCAAAAGAGATCGACCCTGACGATTACAAAATGGGGGCCCAATGTCCGCGCTGTGGGTTTGAGTTCAATGAAAAGACCTGACTGCGCGTGGAATCTGGCAGACCTTGACGTTGTACCTAAAAACGGCCTGACGGTAATGAGTACGTTCGCCTGTGGTGGCGGGTCCAGCATGGGGTATAAGCGTGCCGGCTGCGATGTTATTGCCGCCAACGATATAGACGCCGAAATGGCCTGGCACTACAAGCGCAATATCAATCCTCGCCTGTACTACCTGTGCCCGATAAGCGACCTTTTGACCGCTGATCTTCCGCCAGAGTTGTTCAACCTGGACATCCTGGACGGTTCTCCGCCATGCTCGACGTTTAGCATGGCTGGAAGCCGCGAAAAGGCCTGGGGCAAGGACAAGCATTTCAGGGAGGGTCAGGCAAAGCAGGTTCTAAGCGACCTTTTCTTCGATTACCTGAATCTGGTGGCCCGCCTAAAACCAAAGGTCGCCATTGCCGAAAACGTCAAGGGGATGATCATCGGCAACGCAAAGGGCTACACCAAGCTGATAATGGCGCGGTTCAAGGAGATCGGTTACAGGCCGCAGTTGTTCTTGGTCAATGCTGCGGATTGCGGAGTTCCACAGCGGCGCGAACGGGTGTTTTTCTGTGCAATCCGTGATGATATAGAGCGGCCAGCACTGCAATTGAAGCCTCAGCATCGGTGGATCAGCGCGGGAGAGGCAACAGCGGATTTGCAGGTGCTGACGGATGAAGAAATAAAAGATACAAAAAACACGCCATTGCAGGAAAGATACTGGAAGCTAACAAAGCCTGGATCTAACTTTTCCGATACAGTTAAATCATTAACCGGAAAGTCATCCTGGTTTAATAATGTACGAATGCACAAGGACATGCCGGCTTTTACATTAAGCTCTCAACCACATAAATATCATCACTGGGACAAGCCACGGTTTTTCAGTTACCGTGAATGGAAGCGTCTAGGTTCATTCCCTGATGACTATCATGCCAAGACGGACAAGATTGGCAAATACATGATCGGCATGAGCGTCCCACCGAAGATGACCGAATCTGTTGTAAGAGCGGTAATCGATCAATGGCTTTTGCCGGAGGCAGCATTTGTCCCGCGTACCGCATGAGCCGACCCAGCACTCCCGCGAGCTGGTGCGGCTGCACACTACCGTGGGCACAACGCAGGCGCACATTGCGCAGATACTCGGTATCGACCTCAAGACGCTGCGCAAGTGGTACCGGCACGACCTGGACCTATCCAAGGCCAGGGCGAATGCCACAATCGGCGGCGCGCTGTTCAACAAGGCGAAGGGCGGCGATACGGCGGCGATGATATTCTGGATGAAGACGCAGGCGGGATGGCGGGAGAAGGAGCGCGGAGAAGGCCTCGACGCGTCGCCGCCGACGATAGTTATCAACATGCCTAAAACCGATGGTAATTGAGCCGACGATCCCGCAGGCGAGATTCCTGCTGAGCACGGCCAAGGCGCCGTTGATGGTTGGCGGGTATGGCAGCGCGAAAACCTACGCCCTTATCCTCCGTTCGATCATGGGATCGATCCGCAACCCAAGGCTAAACCGCGCATTCTATGAGCCGACCTACGACCTTATCCGCCAGATTGCGTGGCCGAGATTCGAGGAACTGCTTATTTCTCTCGGCATAGGCTACACGTTGAGGAAAAGCCCGCTCAATGAGATACAGATTCATGGCTGCGGAAAGATCATCTTCCGCTCGATGGACAACTCGGAGAGAATTATAGGGTACGAAGTCGCTGACTCAGACGTGGACGAAATCGACACACTGAAGCCAGCCGACGCGGCGGATGTCTGGCGCAAAATCGTTGCGCGGAACCGGCAGAAAAAACCCAAGGGCGACAACACCATCGGAGTCGCCACCACGCCGGAAGGGTTCGGTTTCGCTTATCAAACCTGGGCCGTCGACCCGCCGGACGGTTACGAAATAATCCGCGCTCCGACCGCGAGCAATCCACACCTGCCCGCCGACTACATTGACCAGCTGATAAAAATCTACCCGGAGCATATGCTTCCGGCTTACCTTGATGGGCAGTTCGTCAACCTCACGGCTGGGACGGTTTATCGCGAGTTCAGCCGGGATCGGAATCTGACAGACGCCACTATCCAGCCGGGGGAGGATCTGCACATTGGCATGGACTTCAACGTAGGAAATATGAGCGCGGTGGTACACGTCATCCGCAATGGCAAGCCGCTTGCGCTGCAAGAGATCACCAAGGCGCTCGACACTCCCGATATGTGCGGGATAATCGCCCGGAGCTTTGCGGGGCACAAGATCAGCGTTTACACGGATAGTACAGGCGGCGCGCGGCAATCCAACAACGCGGGCGAGACCGACCTTCATGTGCTGAGGGCAGCCGGGTTCAGCGTCTACGCGCATTCGGCAAACCCAAGAATCCGGGATCGGGTAAACTCGATGAACGCGCAATTCGGGAAGGGGTACCTGGTGAGCCTCTCGGGATGTCCGCAGTACGTGCGCTGCCTGGAACAGCAGGCGTATAATTCCAACGGCGAGCCGGACAAAAGCGCTGGGCTGGATCATTTGAATGACGCTGGGTCGTACTTCTGCCATTTCCTTTATCCGCTGATCCGGCCGGCAATGGAAATAAATTTGAGGGTGGCGAATTGACTACCGACGTTACTGCTACGCATGCCGAATACGATGCCAGCCTGCCGGAGTGGACGCTTTCTGAGGATGCCGCAGCCGGAGAGATTGCGGTAAAAGGCAAGGGCGAAACGTATCTGCCGAAGCCCAACCCGACCGACAAATCAAAGGAAAATGACGCGCGGTATGCGCAATATCTTACACGGGCGGTTTACTACAACGCGACCGGGCGCACGCTACAAACACTGCTCGGCACCGCATTCGGAGAAGACCCCACGGCTGACATTACCGGCGCAATTGATTATGCGCTTGAGGATATCGATGGCGCGGGCGTATCGATTTACCAGCAATCGCAGATGGCGCTGTCGCATGTCCTGAAAGCCGGGCGCTGCGGGCTGCTGGTGGATTATCCCCCGACGTCTGTGCCGGCATCGCGTGCCGATATGGCGAGCGGTGCCATCCGAGCGCGCATTGCGCTGTATCCTGCCGCGAGCGTCACAAACTGGCGCACGATACGGATTGGCAGCAAAACCACGTTGTCCATGGTTGTGCTGCGCGAGGCGCATGAGACAGTGGACGATTTCGCGACGGTCATTGAGGATCAATACCGCGTTTTGCGGCTGACTGCGGCAGGCTACACGCAAGAGGTCTGGCGCGAAAACGAGCACGACGCATGGGTCATGGTCGAGGGGCCGGCGGTGGTGCTGGACGCATCAAGGAATCCGTGGCGAGAAATCCCGTTTGTATTCTGCGGGGCAGTCAACAATGACGACCACTGCGATCCATCGCCGCTCTACGACATCGCGTCGCTGAACATCGCGCATTATCGCAACAGCGCGGACTACGAAGAGGCCGCCTATCTCGTCGGGCAGGTGCAACCGTGGATGTCCGGGTTGTCGGTCGAGTGGCGCGACCACCTGGAAAAAACCGGGATCTATTTCGGGTCGCGCGCGCCGATCATGCTGCCCGAGGG